CCACTAACACAATGGGTGTTACGTCCGGTCCACTTATGGTTGTTCCGTATATTATCTTCTATTGCTGAAGATGGAACTTTTGACCAAATAAAAGCTTTTTTAAGCTTTTCGCATTTGGGTCGGTTTAAGTTTATTGATCCTTCGTGTTCTTCACTGGATCTCTCAGCCGCTACCGACAGGCTTCCATTAGAATTACAGGTAAGATTGTTATCTTACCCGTTCGGAAAGGACTTCGCTCTGAATTGAGGGAGACTCCTGACTCATAGGTTCTATGTCAAAGCCTTCAAATCTTACTTATATGCTGTAGGGCAACCAATGGGAGCTCTAAGTTCTTGAGCCTCCCTTGCTATCACTCATCATTTTATGTGGCAGGTATCGGCCTGGATGAGTGGAGTTTGTGCCGTGGGGACATGGTACAAACAGTATAGAGTACTGGGTGACGACTCATGTTCACGTGTAACTCGTGTCTGAGAAGCGTACCTAGTCCTATGTCAACGGCTCGGTGTTGGAATCTCCCTTCCTAAGAGTCTACTGTCTCCCATCGGAGCTGTAGAGTTCGCTAAGAAGTTTTCCACACCCCGTGGTAATTGCTCACCTGTTAGTATAGGTGAGTCTTTTGTGGCCCGAAAACTTTTCGGTGTTTGTATAGGTCTTTTATGGAAATATCCAAAACTGCGCCTACAAGACGTCTTACGTCTATACAATTATCGCCACAAAGTTCTCGGCTCGCTGCAGGGCTCTTTAGAAAAATTACCAAAAAGAGCACGTAACTTAGTTATTGCTGCGACATCCCCCTGGGGCCCCCGCCCCACTCCACTTGTCGTGGAATGGTTGGAAATGGTTTCCTTAAGCGGGAAGAAAAGGGAAATGGATTGGGGTTTCATAACTTGTGAACTGTTACTTTTAGTTAACAAGCTGAAACGGGATATGGGTAACTGGATGCTTACGCACCAGGGTGACAGACGTTTCGCTTATCTGGAGACTTCTAATCGTAAGATCAGGAGTTCCATTAAAGATTTGGTGACATCTGACCCATCTCTTGCCAAGAGTATCCATGGTCTGATACTCTCCCCCTTAGCCGAAAAAGCTATTGCGGATGCGCGCCTTATTAGATCAGCCATTATGGCTCTCTACTGGGACCTGCACGCACGAAACTTCCAAACTGACCGTATGGAATTTAATGAGTTCTTCGGTAGGTATATTAAACTCCTTAGAGAGTTTGATAGACTACCATCTGATGTTTATCTTCAGTTCCCTGAAAAGGAAGAACTTTTTAAAGACCTCATCGGTGCCGTGAAGCTTCATAACCGGCTAGCAATAAGCACCATGGTTACAAGTAGATCTGCTATGAAATCGCAGCATTTACTTCGTAAACAAAAGAAATACAAACCTTTAGTCGAAGACAAGGTTGAATTCAATCTTTATCCTGAACGAGGTTTCCTCGGACGGGTAAAAGTGGTGAAGTGGTAGGAGAAGTCCTTTATACTATTTCTAGTTGTTTTGACTCTACTCATGCCGTAAATCGCTCTACGGATCCTACATGAGTTTGCTGTTAAAAAGGTGGCAATTCAACTTACGTCTATACTAAGCTTAGGACGTATAAGACGGCAGTACATCTCCGTAATGATGCGACATACATTACATTAATGGTGCTGCTAACGCAATCGGGCATAAGATCCCGAATAATCG